GTAGATAAGCTATTTATACTTTGTCCTCTTTTACATTCTATTAATTCTCCTTCAATAATAACCTTTGTAGATTGATGATTAACCTCTGAAATAATTACAACCCAAGCCTTAAAATAATTAGCATTTTTAAATACCCAATGGTTTCTAATTTGTCTATGTATTTTAATCCAACCGCTCATACCTTAATTAATTGAATGTGATTAATATTAACTAACAGTCTATAATCAGCTTCTAAGCCAATTGATTTATTCCTGTGTCTTACTTCTTGATTGTATTCAACTAATTCAATCCAATCTCCTTTTCTTTCTTTGTTTAAAATCTCGTCAAAAGATTCTTCTACATTAAGAACACCATTTGTTAAAACAATTTTTGCCATAATAATAATTTATTAAATAATAAAACCCCATCAAATCCAGAGCGTTCCACTTCTCTTTCATTGACAGGGTCAATAACTTTTTTAAGTTCTTATAGTGTGGAACGAGAACTATGTCACAAATATAATAAAATTTGTGACTAAAAAGGCAATCCAGAACTTTCGTTTCTAATCTTGTCAGAAGTATTCTCCATCTTTTTAAATGGTTCTTGAATCTTACCCGAAAAGAACTTACCTGCTTTCCCATCTTTAATCCATAGGCTAATTTCTAATTCTCTTCCATCTACGTTAATAGTTCCTCTGTAGTCAGGATGCTTCTCGTTTTCTTTCTTGTTATTCTTAAAAATAACTGCCGTGTTCGTGTTGTCGTAACTCATTTTTACTTTTGTTTTTAAATTATACTTTTTAATTGTTCGTAGTAGTTTCTACAAAGTTCTACTTTCTCTTTAATCTGTTCGATAGCTTGTTCGTCTCTTTCTACGATGAATCTTTTAATTCGTAGGTTGTTAGGAATATGGTCGAATGTGTGCTGAGATTGTACCGCTTCACGCAAATCTAAATCCTCATCAATTAATCCTGCTTTCCAATGCGCTCTACGTACCTCATCTTCTACGATTTGATGGGGTGTATTCATTAAGCAGTAAACTAATTCAGCTTTATCCATTCCGGTAAGAAACATATAACCTTGCAGCTGCCAAAAATAATCTTTATTCTTTAACTCAGTATCGAATAATGGAAACGTAGAACCATCCCAAGAGCATTTTATATCAGCAAGTAAGTCTTTTGTAATTACATCGGGTTCTCCTGTGAGCCATTCGTTATTATATCGTTCCGTGTTTTTAACTACAAACTCCCATCCTAAGACTTGACCTGCAAACTCTATTGCCTCATCTTCCATCTGTAAACCTTTATCTGTATATCTACTCCAAAACTCTTTAGCTATTCCTAATTCCTTTTCTTTAAAGTAATCTTGAATATAAGTCTTTGCCGTTTCAGATAGAACCTCTCCCTTTGTTCTGGGAGAAGTCATTATCTTACCTATTGCGCTACATCTAATCTTCATAACAATAACATTGCTTTGGTTTGTAACTCAGTTAATTCATATCCTTTCAAAGCGTTCTTAAATTGTTCAGTAGTTAATTCTCCGTTTGATACTTTAGCAAGTCCAGATTCAAAACGTTCCTGAGGAAATAACTTGCTTACCGCTTCTCGTGCCGTGTTTCCATCGTCATCCACCGCCTGTAAACTTAAAAGCGTCTGTAAACTTCCTCTTCGGTAGTAAGTAATCGAAGCAATTAATTTCTGTGGGTCGGTAATCATTGGAAGAACTAAACTGCTTTCTATCTTGTCTCCGTTATCTATGTCTATTATCTGAGTGCATACCTTGCCGTCTAAGATTGGTTGTAAGAGTATTAAACCGTGTTTTAATAGGATTGGTTCAGTAGCTTCTAAAATAGCGTTTAAATCAGCGTATTTTGATTTAAAGAAAGGATTGTTAGAACCTTTAGTAACTTTACCTATCTCTTGCTTTGCTTTCCATAGCTTAGTGTAGATAGTTTCGCTTTTCGGTAGAACGTCTACCACTTCTTCTTTTTTCATAGTTATTCTGTTTTTAATTGTTTACAAATATAATACTTTTAAACATATAGCATACCTTCAGCAGCTAATTTTTTTTTAATTAATCGTTCTAAATAAATTAAAGAGTTCTTTTCGTTCTCGCTTGAATCGTTTGAGTAAGGTACGCTCAAGTCTATGCAGTTCATTATCTTATCAATCTTTTCTTTTAGCACATAATCATAACCTTTATTTGCTTGTCTAACTACTTTTAAAGCGTGAATAACTGTGCTATGGTCTTTATCAAAGAACTTACCTGCTTTGCTCAGGTGCATATTTTCTATTGCTAACCAAACCATACCTAACTGCCGCCATTGCATTACTTCTCGTTTGCGTGATACTTGGCGAAGATACTCCAGAGAGAAAGGACAAGCTATTAGAAAATCCTCAAACACGAATCTTGTATTTTTAGGAAATGATTTCTTTGTGTCTGTAATTGATTGTATGTTATAATTCATTTTTTTGGTTTTATGTATTTAATAAAGTAATCACATTCGCCTTTTTCGTTAGGGTTTATATCTGCGTATGTTTGCCAATATTTAGATGGTTCTGCCATATACCGGTAACATTCTTTTTTTAGTTTGCAAGTTTCATTTTTGCACATTGCTATATCTGGCATCTTATATCTCACTTATATCTGTTATTAAACCTTTCCATAATTGGAATTTATCTTTAGCATCTGACTGAGTGTATGCGCTTACAATTAAATAACGCTCTTCCCATCTCTTTAGCTTTACCTTGTATGTTATCTTAAATCTTTTCATAGCTTTTTATTTCTGAGATTCTGTTAACTAATTGAGCGTTGTAATTATCCCAATATCTTTTCAAGTCTCCGTGTCTTACTCCGTTGTTAGGGATGAACTCGTTTTCTAATGTAGTAGGCTTTACGTGTTGGTTAAATGCCTCTGTTACTTTCTTAAATACGTTTCGTGTTTTCATAGTGACAATATTAGTTTGTGATACTCTTTAATTAAATTATCTAATCTGATTAGTGTTTCTTCTGAATAAACATCTGTGTTTGCTTGTCGCTCAATCTCCAATTGCTCAACGTACTTTATTAAATCTTCTTTCATATCTCATCAAGGCTTTTAAGTTTATCAATCACTATCTGGTAGCTTCTCCATAATCTACCTAATCCACGTTGGCAGGTATCAATAACATTCTCTGAATGCTCGTGAAAGTTGTTAGGGATAGCTATTTCTGCATTATACCGTAGCATATTATCTATCCGGTTCTGCATTCCTTCGCATAAGTAAAGCAATTCGTTTGCTTTTGCGTGAAGTTCTAAGGCTTCTTTAATCTGTTTTTTCATCTGTTTTGTATTATTGTTTCGACAAAAATAATACAATTGTTTATAACTGCAATACTTTTGAACAAATTATTTTAATTATTTTAAAAAAACAAAGGGAGAACATCTCTGAACTCCCTTTCTTACCTAAACAAAACAGATTGTACTTTACGAAAAAAGTTCTGCTAAGGTACGCATTTATCTTACTTTACCGTTTATTATTCTTAAGTTCTTTACTTCAAAGTCTCCGTTGTCAAAAGTAGTAACAAATGCAAATCCGTGATTCCATTTATTGTAAGGCATATATTCCGGAGATAATCCACATAAACTACCCATTGACCAAGTTGTAACTACATTGCCTTGTAGGTCTTTCTCGCTATGCTCAGACGTTGCGTGATGGTGTCCAATGATTGCGTTAGCCTTTGCCCTTACATACAATCCTCGTGCTACGTTTACCGGACTAAATACACTTTGTCCGAATTCGTGTCCGTGCATAATGTTTAGATTACCTGCTTTAATGATTTGCTTGTCTTTAATCTCAGTAACTCCTAACTCTCCAAATCTAAGGATGCTTTTTAACTCAAAGTCTGCGATACCTAACAACTCAGGTGCTACCGTTTTTAAATAGTTTTCCCACCTTGCCTCGTGGTTTCCTATCTTGAAGTATATAGGACAATCGAACTCATCTCTAAGTTGTCTTAGAAAGTCTCGTGTCATATCTATTTCTCCTGCTAAATCACGAAGTCTTCTATCTTTAATAAAACGAGATGCTTGATACATATCCATAGTATCTCCATTTAATATAATAGCGTTAGGCTTATGGTCGTATGCCCATTCTAAAGCAATACTCAAAGCATCTACATCGTGGTAAGGTAAATGAATATCTGATAGGATTAATATTCTATTATTCCCTTTAGGCATTATAAAAGGCTCTTGCTCTTTATAGTCTGATTCGGGAAGTTTCTTCCATCCGTTAGATTTTCTTTTTTCTTCTTCCGTTCTTTTGTATTGTTTCATTCCTTTTGATTGTTTATGTTCTCCTCTTATAATTCTAATACAACTCCTTACTGCTTCTACATTTTTAAAGTCTAAAGAATGGTCGTTATAAATTAATTTAGCTAAGGTTTGAGTTGCCATAGCAGGATGCTTTTCTAAATAGTCTATAACTATTGATTGATTTACGTTCATAATAAGTTTGAATAAAAAAACCGATGTTACTCGGTTCTATTTGCGTTTGTAAGGTATATAGGTAGATTTTCCGCCTTTCTTTATCATTCGTAAGACTTGCTTACGATTGTGTCCTTCTCGGTAGGAAATATGAAACCAAGCTGCTGAATCTTCAGTACCTCCTTCAAATATCAATTGGTCGAAAGTAACGTTGTCTATAATCCACTCGAATAAATCTCTATCGTGTAAATCTAAGTCTATTGCTTCGCCTAAACTATGTTGAGACGTTAGAGCCCCTCCAATGCGTTTATTTACGGCAGGAGAACGATAACCACTATTAACTCTAATTGGCTTTCCTAAATGCTCTCTAATAGGCTCAAAACAATTAATAGCCAATGCCATAGCTTTAGCAAGTTGCCCAGAGTTCATCGAATTGTTTATTCCGTAATTTGTAGCAGCATCTGAACGCTCAAATTCTGCTCTGCTTAAATGCTTACTTAACTGCATATTA